GCTGTCATCGGCGCTCCTTTCTGGACTTGTTGATGATGTCGATCGCGGTCGCTAGGTCCCGTGGTTCGAATGGTATGTCATGGGGCCAGAAGCCGGTGGTGACTAGCAGCTGCGCTAGCCCGCGGCTCCAAGTCCCGGCTGGGTAGGGTTTGTGTCTTCCTCCGACACCACTTCGAGCGACACGATTTTCTTGGCAAAATCATCGAACAAGAGCGGGACTGTGATACCGGCTGACTTGCTTGCCTGGTATGCCAGGAAAGCAAGGTCTTCGGCTCCGATGCCGTTGGCCAGGTCTCCGGCGCGGCGCTTGTATTTGCGTTCCCATTCGATGACGTTCATGAAGTTGGTCGTCACTTGGACGGGGCCTTCTCCGGTGTCGACTGCAAGGGTGATTTTCATGTTCTCCTCCTAAGGCACGGTTAGGTATTGGATCAGGGTGAAGTGACGTCGCGGGCGAAGGTGCCGCCCGTGAATGTGACCTCAACGGTGGCGAGTTCGCCGACGGTCGAGTTGATCGGCGTGAACGATTCGAGGTACGCGCCAGTGATCGTGTACTCCGGATTGCTTGCCGATTCGGTGGTGCCGGAAGGCGAGATCACCAAAGTGGAGGATTTGCCGACGAGATCCCAGAGCGCGCCTTCGGTTTCGCTGGTTGCGCCGGTGCCGCCATAAGCCAGGAAAAGGGTCATCGAGACTTCTACGGATTGGAGGCCCGCGACGAACGTCCTCCCAGTATCGCCGAAGCTGGTCGATTCCAGAGCGTCCTTGCCGACCGTCAGCGTGACTTGATTGGCCTCCGCGCTGAGATCGTAGGTGGTCGCGCCCTGCGTGATGTTGATCGTCGCATTGGACAGGAACGTGGTGGGCATTGTTTCTCCTTTAGTTGCGCCGCACAGCCACGGCGACGGTGAGGTCATACGACGGCAAGGTTTGGCCGCCGATGTCGGTCAGGGTGGGCCTTCCGTCGGTCACAGCCAAAGAGCTGTTCATGATCTGGTCGGCGGTGGTGATCAGGTAGTCCTCGGCGTCTTGGTTGCCTGGTGGGGCGGCCACGATGCGGAGGGTGAACCTGATGTCGCCCACGTTGTAGGTGAACGACGTAAAGGTTGGGGCCTCGACAAGCACGGAGCGGGGCCGGATGTTTCTTGGGTCGGTCACGGCCTGCACACCGAGAGTCGTCAGCGTTGCGACGATGGCCGACCGTGCCTCGGCCAGGATCCCGGTGGCGGCCATGTCACGCTACCTGGCTTCGGTTGATGCCGAGTAGGCGCATGATCTGCCCCATCGTTCCGGGCGCGGCGGTGATGGTCATGTCTTGGAATGATGCGAACGAGTCCACGGAGCCTCTTTCGCGGTACAGGGCGACCGCGTAAAGGGTGGTTCCGAGGGTGACGGATCCGCTGGGTGATGTCGTCAGGCTGTCAAAATATCCGGCAGCTTTGCGGCGTCGGAACGCCCAATCATTGGCCGCGGCGGTGCAGGTCGTCAGATATGTGGCGTCATCACCGGTCGGGGCGAACCCCAGGGCGATTTCGACCGCGGCCTTGGCGATCCAAGTGCACGTTTGTGTCCAGGTGATCGTCCCGGCTGAGCTGTCGCGCTGGACGTCGTTTCCGGCGTCGGCGAAAAGCAGCTGGTTGGTGATGATCTCGTCGTAGTCGTAGAGGAAGTCGCCTTCGTCGTCGAGGCCGAGGTACCTGTACACCGGGACCGCCAGCACGGTGAACGTCCCGTTGAATGTGGCGTCGGTGGCACCGGAAATGACGATTGTTTGTCCGATTCCGATTTCTGTGGACTCAAGGGTCTGCACCACGGCATAGCCGTCCAGCCTCATCGCGTGGGTGAGGGTGAATGTTGCCATGGTGCAGCCCTTTCGTCTTCAGTCAGGGGATCAGGTGAACTTGACGAACTTCGACGAGTCGATCATCAGGGTGGCGAAGTAGCCGCGCCATGCGATCGTGCGCGACAGCGTCGACGGGGAGTCGAGGCTGATTGCGCCCTTCTGCTGTTCGAAGATTTCGTAGCCGGAAGCGTCGCCGATGATCAGGGTGCCGTTGGCGAAGTTGCGGTCCACGACGACGCGGAGACCGAATGCGGTGGCGTCTGCCGAAGCGGGCGACATCTGGCCGAACGCGTTCATCGGTCCGATCTGCGGGAACAGCGGGCGGTCTGCCGTGTCCGAGAGCTTGCCGAGCAGCTCGTAGGTGTCGGGCGCGATGAACATGTGGGTCGGCAGGTTTCCGTTGGAGCCGGACAGGATGGTCTTGGCTGCGTAGTACGCGGCGGCGACCCATGCTGCGGGATCTGCGGTGGTGCCGAAGTCGGCGAACGCCTTGGTGACGGTTGCACCGGCGACGAGCTGGTCGGCGGCGTAGTTGTCGGTGGCGTTTGCGTAGATGCGGCCCATGTCGTCAAGGATGAGTCCGAGGACGGCGGGGTCACTCCAGTCCAGATCGGCTTCGGAGACATTGACGAAGCCTCCAAAAATTTGCTTGGTGACCTGGTTGTTGAACACCACGAACGTGCCCGACTGGTTTGCCATTTCAGCCAAGGAAGCGCCGATCGACACATGGGTGGTCACTTCCGGACGGATGAAAATCTTGCCTCCGCCGGGCATGGCGCGAACGCCAACGGCGTCGACCACGGGGCGGCGTCCGATGAAATTGTTGTAGACGGGACCCACGATGGGAGTGGGCAGGATGCCGGGCGTATCGGTCGTGACCACGTCAGGGGCGGCTGCCTTGATGGCTTCGCGCATCTGGTGCCAGGCATCGCCACCGGCGATCGCGGCGGACAGGTACTCGACGGCGGTCGGGAACTCGACCTGCTTCTTGGCGGTCGCGTAAACGAGCGGCTGGACGGGGATGGTTGCCGGTGCCTGTGGTGCCTCGGCCTTGATTTCTTCTGACACTTGATCCTCCTCAGGGGTGTCTTGTGGTTGGGATTCGTCGCCTTCAGGGTCGGCCGAGGCGGCGATTTCTTGGATGACAGCCTCCGAAAATGCCGGAACGGCCACCAAAGAGAGCTCGATGAGTTGAGCAGAGGACACAATCATGGTGCCCTGCTTGTCGAATTTGAACTTGATCGGCTGTGCGCCGACCGACACGGAGTCATACGCTCCGGCTTTGACCAGCTCGACGGCGTCGGCGCTGGCGCTGGTGCGAGCGAACTCGGCTTCGAAGTAGAGGCCGTCTTCCTCGTCGCGGAGTTCGGTGACGGTGCCGCGCAGCTGCGACAGGTCATGGTTCTCGATCAGCTTGGCCCGCTTTTGGCTGACGTCGAACGCGCCGCGGAGAAACTTGACGGTTTGGCCGCCGGAAACTGTCGCGGTGATGTTCCACGGGACGGCGATACCGGCGATCCGCGCCGGACGGTTTTCGTCGCCTGCTTCGGCGACGATCAGATCGGGTGTGGCGTTGAATCGGATCATTCGAGGTCCATTTCGTCAGACGGGAGGTCTGGCATGTCAGGCATGTCCGGGACCTCAGGTTCGCGGTACGTTTCGGGGCTTTCCACCATGAAGTCTTCGAGGTATTCCTCGATGCCGAACTGGCAATGGCGGCCGCGGGGGAGCACGTCGTCCATGCTCAAGCGTTCTTGGATGGCGTGGAGCATTGGGCGGGCACCGAACAGGATCAGGTCTTGGCGGGACTGTTGGGCGTTTTGGTAGGTCATGCCGGACTGGTCGATGCCGAGCAGGTAGCCGGGGATGTCCAGCAGGCGGGCCATTTCGAGCGCGGCGTATTTGCGGCCCTCGACGAGCTGCAACTTGGACGGGTCGCCGGAATATTCCTTCCATTCGACGAACTCGTTGAGTGCGCCGATGGCGTTGGTGCGTCGGGCGTTTGCCCAGGCCGCTGCGAGTTCGCCTAGTTCTTCGCCAGACATCGGTTCGCCGCCGCGTTGCTGGAGGTAGCCCGCGGCGATTTCGTTGGATGCGAAGCGTTCGGCGGCGTAGTCGAGGGTGAGGGCGGTGCGGATTGCTCGGTGCCCGGCGTAGACGATGCCCTGGTTGGGCGACAGGAACGTGATGACGTTGGAGACGTCGAGCTTGATGCCGTTGAACTCAAGGTCGGTTGGCATCCCGAACCATTCGGGGGACGATGGCATGGTTTCGCTGGCGACCATGTTGGCTGGGAGCCATTGGAACGACGCGGGGAAGCCGGTCGAGTAGCGGGAAGTGATCGCCCAATGTGCGCGGCCGTACATGATCAGGTCGCGACAGGTTTTGGCCATGATGAACTGGCGCGGGACGGTCGGGTCGGGGCGGGTAAACCATGTTTCGCCAGGTACCCACAGTTTTTCGTATTCGTCGCCGGTCCACTGGAGCGTGTAGGCCTTCAGGTCAAGGGTGCCGACGACGGTGCCGATCAAACTGATTGCGCGGGCGATCGTGGGGACAGACAGGGCAGCCTCTTCCGACGCCCCGACGGAGTAGGAATAGAACTGCCCTATCTGCGAAGCGCCGACCGCAGCCTTGATGTCAGGCTCGTGAACATAGGCGGCTGGCGCTGTGATCTTGCGGGAAAAGAGACCCATCGGAATAAGTCTGCCAAAACTGGAACAAACATTCCAGCATCAGAAAAAGAGATACGAAACGATCAACGTCCGAAAGCGATCGCGGCTTTCGCTCGATGCTTCGGCTTGGCGATGAGTGCCGCGGCCCAGATCATGCACCGGCAGGCGGTGATCGGGCCGGGGGACCGTTGGCTTGACACGACGTAGCCCTGCGGGGTTTTGACGCCGACGGCTCGGTTGACGTGCTCAGCGAGGACGGTCTGGCCGGTGTGCACCAGGCGGCCTTCGGTGATGAACGATCGGACGGTCGCGGTATGGGTGATTAGTTCGGCGTAGCCGACGATGGTCTTTTTCCGTTCAAGGTCAAGCGGGGCAAGCGCCTCTAGGCTCGGGGTCAGGGCGACGGTCTCGACAGACTGGGAGATCGAGGAGACCTTCGCCCACATCTCGGGGAGGCTGGACGCGATGAAAGCTATCTCGACGCCGATCTGCCCGCCGTCAAGCAGCTGCGCTCGGACACCGACGTACTGCGATTCATCGATGCTGGAGTCGACAGCCAGGACGCCGCCCTCGGGGATTTGGTCGATCTTGCCGCGGTCGAACGTGCCTGGCTGAAGCCACGACTGCGCCGAGGAAACCCAGACGTTGAGGCTGGCCCGCATGAACGACATCTGGTCGGGGGAGCGGGACTCGTCGCGGATCGTGTCCATGTCGAGGGTGTGGCCGAGGGCCGGGTTGGCGAAATGCCAAAACGCTTCGTCGGACGGGTCAACGCCCGCGGGCGGTGACCACTCGGCCATGTACAGGCGGCCGGGCTGGTGCTCGTCGATGATCTTGAGGCCCTCTTCGCGCAGCTTCAAGAACGCCGCCGACGATTCGGTGCCTGCGGTTGACCAGGCGGAGAACAGGCTGTTCTTGCGGGCGCGCTGGCTGGGGATCGCGCCGTTAAAGATCACGTCAAGGGAGATGTCCCAGATCTCGTCGGCAAGGATCAGGTCGGGGGACCGTCCGTGGAACGCCGCGCCGGACGAGGCTTGGATCAGCCACTTGGTCCCGTCGGGGAGTTCGCATTCGTTGCGTCCGTAGGACCATTTGATCTTCGCGCCGAACTGCGCTTCGAGGATCGGGGCGAGGTCTTGGAACAGGGCGACAGCCAAGTCGAGCTTGTGCGCGGTCGAGATCACCAGCTGCTTTTCGCCGCGGTGGATCGGTTGCTTGACCAGCCACCACAACGCCAACGCTTTTAGGGCGACGGACTTGCCGTTCTGACGTGCCACCGATACCAGGCTCCGCTTGTGCAACAGATTGCCGGTCCCATCGTGCGCCAACTGGCCGCGGAGACAATGAACCTGCCACGGCATTAGCTCGATGCCCAAAATCTGCCGCGCTAAGTCCACGACCTCATCGCCGAAACTGCTGGGCACCCCTGTAAAGCCGATCGGCGTTTCCAACCGCGGCGGGATCGACAGCCCTCGACCACGATCAGGCTCCGTCAGGCCGATCTCGCTCAAATCAGCCCCGTTACCTGGTCCTTGGGATAAGACGACGAT